AACCTTCTCTTAGTCCCTTTGTATATGCTTCAAATCTTTCTATTGTTGTTCCCCGCAAAAGTGCGTCAAGGTTAAATCTAATAAATCCATCTGACTCAGGAAGTAGAGGAGATAATGATTGTTCCAAACGCTCTAGCAATGGACGCAAAGAGTGTTGTACAAACGAAAGGTTCTGTGCTTCAACTGATGCGTAGGACATTGCTCCTTGTGTAGGATGACCTAAAAGGCTTAGTGGAACACGGAATATTCTTGCAATGTCTTCTACATTGAATCGTCTAACTTCAATTAATTGTGCGTCAGCAGCGTTTAGTGATAGTGGTTTAAATGCTGCACCACCAGAAAGAATACCAATTTTACCAGACATGTATGGTCCAGAGTGTGATTCTTGCCAGTTACGAGCAATATCTCCTGCTTGTTCTGCGTTTAATTCTCCTGCAACTTCAATAACTCCACCAGGATTAGCAGCATTACCAAAATATGATGCAGCATATGTATCAGAAGCCTGTGCAATACCAACAGACATACGGCAAGCACCAATTGGGCTTAAACCATAGTGTGATCCTGGCATTCTAAATAGTGGAATGTGAAGAATTTCATTACTTGTTAAAATCTTGTCATAAATGCCATTCTCTACATCTTTAATTCTATAGACAAGTGGCTCACCTGGAATAGGTCTTTCAATTCTTACTTCATTTGGGTTTAGTACATATAGTTCTACTACTTCATTGTTATCATCCCGTACCGTCAAAATAAATGCATTTCCATGAAGATGCATAGAAGTAATTACTTGTTCAATAAATTCTAGTCTTGTTGATTCTGGGTTTGGCTTATTTACCCATGCTGGACTCTCTCCATAAACTGCTGTATATGAAAGACGATTGCGACCTCTGCGTACATATGCACCCATTGGTAATGAAGAAATAGTATCTCCAAGTAGTCTTACGCAGGAATAAACGGTAGATGTACGAATAGCAGATTCTGTATCAACATATGTTCCTGTATTGGCTACACCAAATAAAGGGCGAGGTGGAATCAATGGAAGTATGTATTGACTATTCATGTCTCTGGCTTCTTCAGAGGCCTTTAATCTTTTAGAAAGACTCATCTTGTATCCTTTTCTCCTAAGTATATCATTAATTGTTTCATATTTCTTTTCCTTTAAATAAAGGCTATACCATTAGCCTGACCTGAAGGTGCGACTGCTGGGTCAGAATACTTTGTACCAAAACCAGTTCCTGAATTCCAAGGATAGGCACTAATATATGGACCAGTCAAAAATGAAGTAACGGCAGTGGCCAAGCCAGTTACTGAAAAACTCATAGCAAGAGCCTGTGTTGCAGGTAAAGTTGCTGGTGCGGCATATCTAGTTCCAAACCCTGTGCCAGTAACCCAAGGATAATAATTAAGGTTAGGTGGGTCATAGGTGCAAAACCCAATATCAGTTCCTTTTGGAGTAAAACGAATACCTTGACCAGTTACACCAGGAGTTGTTCCTGTTGGATTGGCATATTTAGTTCCAAACCCTGAAGACCAAGGATATACGGTGACAGGCATTGCTCCAGAGTTAGCGATACCAATATCAGTTCCTTGAGAAGTCCAATATGTACTAAACCCGTTATCTGTAGGAAGTGTTGCTGGATCAGCATACTTAGCACCAAATCCTGTTCCAGGAGTCCAAGCATAAACAGAAAGACGAGGAGATGCAACATGAGCAACACCAATTGCGTCATCTCCTGGCTTAAAAGAAACTCCTCTTGCTTGATTTGGTACGGGAGTTGCTGGATTAGAATATTTAGTACCAAAACCAGAAGATGACCAAGGATAAGTAGTAATATATAAAGAAGCATCACTGACCTGGGCTATATCTGCTCCAGAATTACTCCAATTTACTCCTCTTCCAAAACCAAAAGGCAATGTTCCTGGATTTGCATATTTACTACCAAAACCAGAAGATGACCAAGGATAAGCACTAATAAAAGGTGATGTTTCATGATTAACACAGATATTACCTCCTGATGGAGAAAACACTATTCCTCTTCCAACACCAGTTGGTAATGTTCCAGGATTAGAGTATTTACTACCAAAACCAGTTGAATCATCCCAATCCCAAACAGCAACATATGCTGTTCCTTGAGAAGCAACTGCAAGATATTGCGGTCTTTTCATGTTAATTGATAAAGCCATTGCACCATAAGTCATTTTAACTAATTCCTGGTCCAGAGATTACATAATCATTTGATGCAACACATAGTATTGTTGCTAAACCTCTTTGTGGAAGTGTTCTGTTTCCAGTACTTGATGTTCCAGCAAGTCTTAATGTAATACCAGTTGCAGTAATTGTTTGTGGTGATCCAGAAGCATTGTATATAACAAAGTTTTGTCCACTAGTCATGGCAGTTGATGTATTTATTGTTACCCCGCCAGTTGTGATGTTAATGTATTTTCCATTATCAGCAGCAACTGCGCTATAGGCTCCTACTTGACTATTTTCAGTAACCGTTGCTGGTCCTGTAACTCCTGTTGGGCCTGTGGCCCCTGTAACTCCAGTAACACCAGTTGTGCCTGCGCCTGTAGGTCCTGTAGGACCTGTAGGTCCAGTGTCACCAGTTACTCCTGTTGGGCCTGTTGGTCCTGTTGGGCCTGTGGCCCCTGTCACTCCTGTCGGACCTGTTGGACCAACAATATTAACTCCTGCAGGCCAAGTACCTGCTGCTTTAGGGCCAAAAATTTGATTAGTTGCAGTGTTAATATAAAAATCACCATCAACACCTTGAGTTGTTGGATCAACAATTCCATTAAGAACGCTATATCCTTGTGCTCCAGTTACTCCTGTAGGGCCAGTGGCACCTGTTGTGCCTACTCCTGTAGGTCCTGTAACACCAGTGACTCCAGTGACTCCTGTAGGACCTGTAGATCCAACTGGACCTGTAACTCCTGTAGGGCCAGTAGCACCTGCAACGCCAACGGCACCTGCAAGATTAACTGACCAAGATGAATATGTTCCAGTACCTGTAAATGAGGTTACTGTAAAAATTAATGTTCCTGTACCAGACGTGTATGAACTTACATCACCAATCATCAAATTGCTTATGTCAAATGCAACTACAACTGTTTGACCAATTGAATAGTCAACATCTGTATCTACTAGAATAAAGGTTTTTGAACCAGAGCCAATGGCTACTGAACTCAAAGATGTTGTTGCGTATGAGTCTCCATCTGCTCCTGGATTTCCAGTTACTCCTGTTGGTCCCGTCGCACCTGTGGCTCCAATTGGACCTGTGGTTCCTGTCGGACCTGTTGCTCCTGTTGCACCTATAGGCCCTGTAACACCTGTAGTTCCTACTGGTCCCGTTACTCCAGTTGGCCCTACATCACCCGTTACACCTACTGATCCAGTAACACCAGTAGTACCTGTTGGTCCCGTAGGACCTGGAACCGTACTTGCTGCTCCAGTAACACCTGTAGGACCAGTTAATCCTTGAACACCTGTGGGGCCAGTAGCCCCCGATGGGCCCGTTGGACCCGTAACTCCCGTTACACCAGCCCCTGTAGGACCAGTTAAGCCTTGAATACCTGTTGCACCTGTTACACCAGTTACTCCTGCAGGGCCAGATGGACCTGACGGACCAACGGCTCCCTGTGGACCAGGGGATTGAACTATAATTTGCTTATAGACTGATGGAGACATTTACAACCCTTCCTTCATAAAAATAATTTAAACTTGTTATTACATAATGTTAAGAATTGACTCAGACTTAGCACATTCTACTATTTCAGTCTTAAGTAATTTACTTACTTGTTCAAACTGTTGTAGAACTGCAAAACGGGCTAGTCTATCCATTGGACATTGACGAGCACCTTCTTGTCCCTCAATATCTTTGAGGTGAATTAAGTCTGCATCCCAGTTGCCATCTAGAGTTGCTAGTAGTGCTGTATAAATTGCAATGTTTGCCTTGTAGGAATCTACTTCCATCTGGCGAACTTGCTTAGGTGTTAACTGTGGTTCTGTTGTCATTGTATTGCTCCTTTGTTAGTTAGTAAATGTGACGGCTACGCCATTGCCTAAAAATGAAGGCGATGGATCTGAAAACTTTGTACCAAAACCAGTTACATTATTCCAGGCATATGCGTGAACTTGAGTCCCACTCCTAAAACCTGCTACTGCTATAGCATCATCTAAACTATTAAATGCGGCGGCATCTACTGCTGAAGATGGTGTAGGAGAAGGATTTGCAAACTTAGTGCCATAGCCAGGAGACCAAGGATAGGCAGCCACATTACTGCTTTGACCAAACGCAACAACATTGCCTGCAGTATTTACTGCTATAGCGTTTGGGTTGGTGGTCATTGCTGTTGCTGGATCAGAATATCTTGTACCAAAACCAGTTACTGCATTAAAAGCATATGAATCTTGATATAAAGAGCCTTGACGGGCACGAATTACACTTGTTCCTAATGAACCAAATTTAGTGCCTCTGTCTGTGTCTCCTCCTGCGGGAGAAACAGGATCAGCATATTTAGTTCCAAAACCAACCCCCGTAGTCCAAGGATAGCCTATAATCTTGGTTGTTGCGCCTTGATAACTACTAATGACTATTGCTGTATTTCTAAAGGCTATAGCGTTTTTAAAGCCAAAATTAGTTGGTAGTGTTGCGGGATTAGAATATTTAGTACCAAAACCACTTCCTGAAGACCAGGGATAAACTAAAATATAAGGAGATGCCTCTATTCCAAGTGCAATATCAGTTCCTGCTGGACTAAACTCTAAAGAAATACCTTCTCCACTTACTGGCAGTCCTACGGGATTAGAATATCTAGTACCAAAACCAGTTACTGAAGACCAGGGATATGCAGTTACTTCAGGGGGAGTTCCGCTACCTATTCCAGCAAGTACATCATTTGCTGGACTAAAACGTACTTGCCTCGAACGATCTACTGGTAATGATGCTGGATTTGAATATGCAGTGCCAAACCCTGATGATGACCAAGATAGAGCCTTAATATAAGGGCTAGCACTTAATCCTAAAGCAACAACCTGAGCCTGAACGACTGCCACTCTTCTACTTGAAGCCCATATTCCAGTTATATACACTAGGAAATATCTCCAACGACAGTCCAAGCATCTGTTGCAGTCTTAATACAAGATGCTGCTGAGAACTGTGCACGACACTTAGGAGAAGCAGAAGTTGCACCAGTTGAAGTTATTGTTGTTGTTCCTGGGGTTACTGCTACTATAGTTGTTTGTCCCGCTCCAATTTGCTGAACATTTATAATTGTTCCTACTGCAAAAGCAACGCTTGCATTAGTTGGTATTTGAAAATTGTTAGCAGATGCATTTGACATAGTAACAAGTTTTTGATCTGCGTCTGTAATAACTGCTGTATAAGTTGCTGTTTGAGCATTAAGTGTTAATGATGCAACAGGTCCTGTAGCACCTGTAGGTCCTGTGGCACCTGTGGTGCCTGCACCTGTTGGGCCTGTAGGACCAGTATCTCCTGTTACTCCTGTTGGGCCTGTGGCCCCAGTTACACCTGCTCCTGTTACACCAGTTGGTCCTGTAGGACCTGTATCACCAGTAACACCTGTAACACCAGTGACACCTGCATTTCCAGTTACTCCAGTAGGTCCTGTAGAACCTGTTGGTCCCGTAGGACCAATAAGATTAACTCCAGAAGGCCACGATCCAGCAGCCTTTGGACCAAAAATTTGATTGGTTACAGTATTTATATAAAAGTCGCCATTAACACCTTCTGTTGTTGGATCTACTACACCACTAAGGACGCTATAACCAGCAACACCTGTAACACCTGTGGGTCCTGTAGGGCCTGTGGCACCTGTTGTGCCTACGCCTGTAGGACCAGTATCACCAGTAACACCAGT